ATTATATACCTGGTATTATCTTACACTAACAAAAGATTCAGTTAATGGTTCAAAGATATATATAAATAATGAATATGAAGGAGGGGATGCTAGTGACACAGGTGTGATAGAAGGAACCTTTGCAGGTGGAACATGGCCTAATACCGTATTTGGTGTAGGAGCTTATAACCCAACATATTTTTTAAATGGGAATATAGCTAATATACAATGCTATAATAAAGCTCTTACTTCTCAAGAAATCCAACAAAACTATAACGCTTTAAAAGATAGATTCATATAATGTCAGTAACAGGTTCACCAAATATAGTAGAAGATGGATTAACCTTTTGTATAGATCCTGCTAATCCAAGATCATATATAAGTGGTAGTTCAGATACATTTAATATGGTAAATTTTTCTAATACAATAGTATCATCTGATATTACTGGAAGTTTAGAAAGTGATACATTTTTCACATCTAGTGACTCAGGGAAATGGTTTTTTGATGGAGTAGATGATTACATCAGATTTAATACAGGATCAGATGGTAATTGGGGAACAGATTCATGGAGTGTAAGTGTTTGGTTTAGTACTACTTCTAGTATTGAAAACTCTCCTTCATTAGGATTAGTTAGTAAAAGGGATATTGGAAATAATCAAGAAGGTTGGGGGATTGCATTAAGAGGATCTACTTATAATGGAATAATGGCAAGATTAACCTCTGGAAGTGCTTCGAATTTAAGTGGTACTGGTGGATTAAGAGATATAATACCTTCCACAAATATTACAAGTAGTCTATCTGATGGTAAAGGACACAATTTAACAGTAATTTATGATCACCCAACTCTAGTTGGTTCTTTATATGTAGACGGAGAATTTTCAAACGAGAACACAACTTTTAATTCTGGGTTTACTTGGGAAAATTATGTGACTGCTAGTAATCTAGTAATAGGTGCTTTTTCAAAAGGAGGATCATTACCCTTTCATGGGGCAATATCAAATGTTTCATTTTATCATAAAGCATTATCGTCCCAAGAAATCACTCAAAACTATAACGCACTTAAACATAGATTTGGATTGTAACATATTTATATAAAAGAAAGAAAAAATGGATTACTCAGATAGAACATACGCAACAGCATTAACAGCAGATATTGGAGAAGTTGATTTTTCCCAAGTAATGGAGACATCGGCAGCAACAGTTAGAAAATCAATAGATGAAACAGAATTTGTATTAAAATGGCATACAGTTGATACCCCAACTTTTATTTCAGATGAAAGTGTTGAATTAACTTGGAGTGGAAGCCATGCTGATTGTTTAACATTAATGGCAACAGAGGCTTGGACTTCAGGTTCAATGCCATAGGTTTAGTATATAATACGATATTTATAATAGAAAGAGATTAATTAAAAATGGCAAATACTTTATCTACTAGTGGAATAAGCGATGGCGGAAGAATAACCGCAGCCCAAATTACTCAATTAATAAATGCATTATCAGGATCAGTTGCATATAATTTATATACATCTGGCTCGATAACACATACCGGTTCATTAGCAATAAAAGGAACAGCATCTGCAAATTATTTTTCAGCAACACAAGGAAATATAAATTCACTTACATCATCATATGCAATAACATCATCATATTCTGCATACGCAGCATCGGGATTAAGTTCTTCATATGCAGTAACATCAAGCCATACTTTATCAGGGTTAGGTACTTTTAGCGGATCTTTTACTGGATCTTTTAAAGGAGCAGATTATGTTGTATTAACACAAGTATCACAAAGTTTGAATTATACAACAGATTCATTAGCTGGAGCCGGTGGAGTTCCGTATGGTGGATTATATAGAAGCGGAAGCTATATAAAAATTAGAATGTCTTAGGAAGTTACAAATATTTTTATTATATTATAAATTAAAAAGGTTATATATGACAACAACGAAAAAGATAGAAAAAGAAGATTTGGAATTAATACAAAATTTGAGAGAAAAATATTCCGAAATTAATGTAAAATTAGGATCAATGGCAACAGATGAATATATTATTAATCAACAATTGTCTGGATTACAAGAAGCAAAACAAAAGTGTTTAACTGATTTTACATCATTGCGGAATGATGAAGAAGAATTAATAAAAAAATTAAGAGAAAAATATGGAGATGGTCAAATTAATATCGAACAAGGGACATTTACCTCTTTATAAAGATTTAATTGAGATTACATTATATTTATAATAAAAAAAGAATAAAAAAATTATAGGAGAACATTAATGGCAGAAAGAATAGTATCGCCAGGTGTATTTACAATTGAAAAAGATCAATCTTTTTTAGCACCAGGAATTGGTGAAATTGGCCCGGTAGTTGTTGGACCAACAATAAAAGGCCCAGCACAAGTACCAACAATTGTACGTTCTTGGAGTGATTTTCAAGATACTTTTGGTTCATATACCCCTGATTCATATGTACCATTAACAGCAAAACGATGGTTAGATAATCAAGGAACTTTAACAATAGTAAGACTTTTATACGAAAATGGATATAAATTAACTAATGGAGCATTAGGAATAATTGCAACTTCTGGAAGTGTTTCATATGTAACACATTTATTACATCCAACTATTACTGTATCAAGTGATGGAGCAAATGAAGTCTTCGAAAAATCAGTATTAGCTTCCGACATATCAGGAAGTTTCAGACTTAAAATATCTGGTTCTTATGCTCCTGATAGTGGCATACCAAATTGGGATGGAACATATACGTCTACTGGATTTATAAGTCAATCGATTGATCCTACTCCCGCAAGTCCAACTACGACTCCATATATCAAGAATATTTATGGGACTGATCCAAAAGGTTTAAATTATCCAGTATATCTACAATATGAAGATAAAACTGCATTAGCTTCATTTTCAAATCAAGGACATGTTACAATGTCATTAGGAATAATAGGCAATTATGAATTTTTACAAGATTTCCAAGCTGGTTCAACACCATGGATTACATCACAAAAAATTGGGTCTGCGGTACAAAATCTTTTTAAATTTCATACACTATCACACGGCAATGCTGAAAATTATGATATAAAAGTAGCAATTCGAGATATAAAACTTGCGTCTGAGGTTGCTGATCCTAATGATTATGGAACCTTTACTGTAGTAATAAGAGCAGTTAATGATGTTAATCCAGAGATTCCTAATAATATTTTTGCTGGCGATGACTTTTTAGACAGAGATGATACAGATCTTACTCCTAAAATTATAGAGCAATTTACAAATTGTAATTTAGATCCAGTTTCTCCAGGCTATATAGGTAAAAAAATTGGAAATTTATATAAAACAATTAATTCAGCTGGAAAGTTAAAAGAAAACGGAAGTACTGAAGGGAAAATTTATCCTAATATATCAAAATTTATTCGTGTAGAAACAGTTCCTGAATCTGTCTTTGTAGGAAACAAAACTTTAGTACCATTTGGTTTTAGAGCACCATATTCACCAATACCAGATGCATCTGGATCAGCCGGTGATGGAATACAGAATTTACGAGCTGCAAGTTATGTTACAACCTCAACAAATAATCTTACCGCATATTATTTTGGCTTTGATTTTACAAATGCAAGTAATATGAATTATTTAGCTCCAATTCCAACATCTGGATCCAAAACAGGCAGTAATTCAGATTTTTATATGGGGGATGTAAGTCAATCATCTGGCTTAAATTATCCACCTGGCGATAGTTCATGGAGTGGATCATTGCAGCAAGCAATGGATAAAAGTTTAACCGTTGCAGGAAACCTTGGTAGTTTCGCAGGTGGCGGAACAATTAATCCACTTATAAAAAAATTCATACTTCCATTTCAAAAAGGATTTGATGGCGCAAAACCAAATTTACCTAAATATTCAGGAGCAGATATAACAGCTGCCAATACATTTGGCTTTGCATGTAATACGACCAGCGCAACCGGAACATTAGCATATAAAAAAGCTTTTAATACATTAGGTAATACAGATTATTATGATATTAATATGCTCTTTACTCCTGGAATTATTGAATCGTTACACCCTGCGGTAACAGCAGATGCAAGAAATTTGGCTGTAGAACGACAAGATACATTTTATGTACAAGATTCAAATGAAAGAGATGATAGTATAAATACTATTATAAGTACTGTTACTAATATTGATTCAAATTATACCGCAACATATTATCCGTGGGTAAATATAAATGAATTGGGCGTAGGTAAATGGGTGCCACCATCTGTTGTGGTAGCCGGAGCTTTGTCATTCAATGATAAAGTAAAATCACCATGGTATGCACCCGCAGGATTAAATCGAGGAAGTTTAACCGGCGTAAACTATGTAGAACAAAATTTAACACAAACTGATAGAGACGATTTATATGAAGCAAGGATTAATCCAATAGCTAATTTCCCTAATGCAGGAGGAGTAGTTATTTGGGGTCAAAAAACACTTCAAGCAAGACCATCGGCATTAGATAGAGTAAATGTAAGAAGATTATTAATTACAGTTAAGAAATTTATTGCATCTGCAACTAAATATTTAGTTTTCGAACAAAATACAACAGAAACTAGACTTAAATTTTTAGGAATAGTTAATCCATATTTAGCAGCAGTAAAAGCAGATCAAGGATTATCGACATTTAGAGTTGTAATGGATGAAACAAATAATACTCCGGATTTGATTGATCAGAATATTTTATATGGACAAATATTTTTACAACCAACTAGAACCGCAGAATTTATAGTTCTAGATTTCAATATTCAACCTACCGGAGCTTCATTCCCAGAATAAAATTTGAGTTTGATGATATTTATATAAAAAGGAATTAAAAAATGGCATTACAGCAAACATTACCCGGAGCAAGTCAAAGCGACCTATTTGAAAAGGCATTTGACTGGGAACCGAAATATGCTAATAGGTTTATTATGTATATCCAAGGGACAGGAGCTACTATCCCATCACACATCATAAAAGCTTCAGCGAAGCCATCGATGACAAATGGTGAAATTACATTGGATATGATTAATATCGACAGGAAAGTTAAAGGAAAATCTAGATGGAATGATATTACTATTACACTATATGATCCTATAGTTCCATCAGGCGCACAAGCAGTAATGGAATGGGTAAGAAAACATCATGAATCATTAACAGGCAGAGATGGGTATTCATCAGAATATAAACAAGATATTACCTTTAGGTCATTATCAGCAACTGGAGAATTTATTGAAGAATGGACACTAATGGGTGCATTTATATTAGATACGAATTTCGGTTCTGCAGATTGGGGTACAGAGGAAGTAATCCAAATCGAAATGACATTAAAATATGACTATGCCATATTACAATATTAATACATCCCTCGTTTGAATGAAAAAAGGCTCTCTAGTAGAGTCTTTTTTTGTGTTCTTATATATTTATAATAAAGTTATAAAAGGAATAACATGGCAAAACATACCGATAGATATGATGATAAAAATCTTATCACATTAGCAAAAAGTAAATACGATGATCAACAACGATCGACTCTTCCATCCGAAATTGTATATCTCCCAAGCGGAGGAAAAATATATCCAAAAGATAGTGTATTAAGAGACGGAAAAATAGAAATGCGGTACATGACTGCATATGATGAAGATATTTTAACAAATCCGTCATATATGAAAGATGGAGTTATTTTAAATAAATTATTGGAAGCATTAATTGTAACAGATATAAATGTTGGAGATATTTCTGAATCCGATAAAGAAAGCTTAATAATTTCTGCTAGAATATTAGGATACGGTGCAGAATATCCAGTTAAAATACAAGATCCAAAAACCAAGAAAAATTTAGATCGAGTTGTAGATCTCCGAAATTTAAAATATAAACCATTTGAATTAGAAACAAATGACAACGGAGAAATGAAATACAAAACCGAAGCAGGCACAACAATTTATTTTTCTTTTATAAGTTCAAAAGAATCAGAAGATACTAATGTTAATAAAGTTTCTGATATATTAAAAAAAGTAATTAAACAAGTAGATGATACAAGAGATTCAGAAGCCATAGAAGAATTTATAAAATTTAAATTTTTAGCAAAAGATGCCAAACAATTTCGTGAATATGTAGCTAATAACTCCCCTGGGTTAGATTTAAATTATGAGTTCGAAGGTGAAGATGGGAGCGCCTTCTCTACCATGTTTCCGCTTGGAGCAGACCTTTTTTGGTTTTAAACCCGAAGACCGAGTAACGTTACATGCTACTTTATTTAATTTAATTTGGGTTGGCGAAGGCCGATGGGATTGGAATACTATATATAATATGCCTATATTTCTTCGCCAATATTGGATCAAAAGACTTAATCAAATAAATGAGCAAGCAAAAAATCAACAAGAACAACCAAAGAAAAAGAATAAATATTCCAAAGACAAAATTGCAAAACCTCCGATGTAAATATTTATATAAAAATGGATCGGTTAATGCTAGATAATCAAGAACTAAATTTTAAAATTAAGCAACTTAAACAGCTGCCACGTACTGGCCAAAGCTTCTCTGACATAACCAATTGGATAGATACTTTTTCAGACCAAGCTAAAATTAGTAAACAAGCTCAAGGATTTAGAATACTTGGTGACGAAATCAAAAAGTTCGCTTCAAATTTTGATATATTTGAAGACAGAGCAAAGATGTTCAATCGGATGTTAGGAACGTCATCCGAATTATCTTTAAAATATGCAGAAGATATAGATAAAATAGCCGTAATACTAGGAAGGAACGCAGAAAATTACAAAGCAGTTTTTGGAGCACAAACACAATATTTCAAAGGTACAGCTCAACTTTATAGAAAAAATAAAGAGTTATATGAAGGAGAACAATTACTCCTAACAAATTTAACAGAAAAATTCAAGTTAACAACTGCGCAAACTGTAGCATTTAAACGAAACACATTAGCTGCGGGATATAATACAAAAGGAATGTATCAGCAATCATTACAAATAGGAGCTGCAATTGAAAAAATGGACTTATATGATGGAGCAGCCACTGATTTATTAAAATCTTTAAGTGATATTCCAGTTGATTTATTTACAAGACTTACTGCCGGATTAGGACCTGATGCGATTAAAAATCTAGGACTTACAGTTTTAAAAGCAAATCAATTAAAAATGAGTATGACTGGAATAGAAAAAACAGGTCGTTCATTTTTAGATGTACAAGAAAAATCAACTCAAGAATTATTCCTTCAAGAAATAACTGGAAAAGCAATGCTAACAGATGAAGGCGAAAGCTTTCAACAAGAATTAACTCGTGCATACGTAGAACGAGATGTAGCAAAACAACAAAAATTAATTGGTGACCTCATTCTAAAAAATAAAGATGGTATACAAAATAGTGTGTTAATACAAGAAGCATTTGCAGATTATTTAAATATGTCTGCAGAAGAACTACTCAATGTAATATCAGCAGAAGAAAATTTAAATCAAATAGCAGAAAAAAATTTAAAAGACAGAGCCGATGGCCATGAAAAGATTCTTGCTCCAACTCAACAGCAGATCGAAACTGAAAAAGAAAGAATATCTCTTCAAGAACACTCTCTATCTCAATTAAATGATTATATTGCAGGCACAGATCAATCAAAGTCTTTGAACGAGCAAATCAAAAAAGATTTAAAAGCAGCTGGGATGACAGCGAGCACTAATACTGATGAAACACAAGCACAAGTAGAAAATTTAGAAAAATTACTTGATATAAGAACTACTCCAGAATTTCTTGAACAAGCAATAAGTGCGACAGAAGCAGAAATATTCACAACAGGAAGTGGATATGCCCGGAGAAAAGAAACTGGAAAGCTTCGAACATCAGGACAAGATATAATGGGTACTGCACAAAAGGGGATATTAGCATTACCGGATGCCGCCCTTAATTTATCTGCTGCAGCTAATATTTTTTCAGAAGGAGTTAATACATTCAAAAAAGTAATTGAAGGTATGACAAGAGGTACCCCTTTAACAGAAAGATCGACAACCATTGAATCAGCAGCAACTAAAGAAGTAGAAGATCTAATATTAACACCTAGTGGCCAAACATATCGAACAGACCCAATGGATTATATTTTCGCAATGAAAAATCCAGGTAGAGGAGCAACAGGAGGAGCAACAGGAGGCACTGATGTGGCAGCAATATCAAATGCAATACGTAATGGATTTGCAACAAGCGTAACAGGAGGAGGCACTGATGTGGCAGCAATATCAAATGCAATACGGAATGGATTTGCTCGTATAAACAGCGCACCAAGGCCAATAAGTGTTGAAGTAGACGGATTAAATATTATAAAAGCAACGGAATTAGCTCGAGCACAAG